ATTAACCCCACTAAACGTATACGTTGAACCTACCCTTGAGGCTGTCTTAGCCTCAGTGGTGAGGAAAGTATAAGATACCCCATCTACAGTAGATGTGAAGGGTGTATATCGATCCATAGTCAAAGATGCAGGCAAGTTAGATGGATTGGTAACTACAATATCTAAATTTGCAACTGCACCTCTGGCTGATACCGGAGTATAGCCCAGGTGCTTGGCAATAGAAACTGCAGAAGATCTCTTAACTGCTGAATCTAAGAACATCTCATTTACCACCATATTAGCCAAATAAGCATTGTAGTGGGTATTATAGGCTAAGATGTCCAATAGTGAAGATAACCCTGATCCTTCAAAATCGTAATCTGTAAATTCGGTTTGAGAATTTAAGTAGGTCTTTAAATTTGATTTGATTTGATCAAAATCAAGTTCGGCTATTCTTAGATTAGACATTATCTTATTCTTGTTATTAATGTGGTTAAAGTGATGGGTCTATCGGAGTTATTTAATCTAAAAATTATATCGCAGACAATATCATTTTCATCGACTTTTTCTCGCAGACTAATTTCTAACACCGTTACTCTTGGCTCGAACTTAGAAATTGTATCTGAAATAGTCTTCTTCATGACCTGAACGGTTACAGGATTAAAGTTTTCAAATAAAAGACCATGTATCTGGCAACCAATCTCCGGATGAAAGGGACGCTCGTAATGTCTCGTAGATACTAAATTTCTAAGAGATTGCTTGACCGCTTCTTCATCGTTCTTTCTTAGCACATCTCCGGTGACCGGATGAGAAGAAAAAAGAAGGTTAAAGTCTGAATATTGTCTGGTATTTCTGGTAGCCATGTTTATATTTATATCAGTTTGCGAACACGTCTGAACTTCCCTGGGTGATACTATCGTTTCTTGTGTCTCTATCCCCTATTCTACATACCCCAACTCCATTAGCAAAGACAGTTGAGCTACCCCCCACCATTGTATCCAGGCGAGTATCCCTATCTCCAATACGCACAACTCCTATACCGTTTACAAAAACAGAAGAACTTCCATTATTTTTAGTATCGTTTCTGGTGTCTTTGTCACCAATTCTTGCAATTCCTGCCATTATGCTAACTGGGTTAGACCCTGAGAATGGGTCTTATGGTTATGGAAAGTTAATACCTGACTTCTGTTCTTCACAGCATAAGAGATGTGAATCCATGGGTTATTGGCATAGCTACAATACTCTAATATCATTTGATCGTAATTAAGAACTTTTGCAAGTTTAGTGGCTATTTCAAAGTATTCTTTCTTTGTAATGCCTTTAAATTGTATATCTACACCTTGACCAAGAGGGTGCTGAGAGGTCTTAGCATTAGATGCATTCCCAGGGTCTCTAAAAGCTGATGTAACAAACATATTAGGGTATATCTTCTTTACTGGCTCAAGAATGTTTAATGCAACTGCTTGAAGATTATATACAATTTCACCATATGTTGCTTTTTCGTGGGCTCGAATTATATCTCTCGTTACAGCAGCTTTATTAGATAACATTTCAACTGTAAAGTTAGGCGATAGATTATAGTTACCAGGTAACTGTGTTACGGTTTTTAACTTAACATCTGGTTCAACAAAGTTTTGCTGTTCAGATTGAACTGTCGCGTTATCTACTGCTGTTGGTGGTTCCGACAGATCAGCTGCATTAGCAAACCCCTCACTTATAATTAAATTCTTTTGACTGCTGGAGTCTTCTGGAGACTGAGTTTCTTCTTCTAATGCAATTGATCGGCTATCTGCTAAGGAAAGGATTAGGGGATCATTTTTATCATTATCTGAAATATCTTTACGACCTGCAATGACACCTATATTAGAAGACCCAGCAATAACGCTTTCTTGAGATTCAGAAGCAGCGCCGGCATTACCTGATTGCAAATGTGTTTGACTACCATCTAGATTAATATTATTACTAGCTAACAAATTAATAGCTGAACCAGAATCAATATTGGTATTATCACCGGCTTTTATATTAATGGCTCCTGCTGCTTGGGTATAAACAGTATCGGAAACAAAGTCATAAAGGTTTGTTGCTTGAACTTTGATATCAGCATTACTACGCATATGCATATTTTCTTTTGAGTGCATATTAAAGGTAGTTGCTTTTTGATTCATAGTATAGTATGCTTCAATATTTACATTACCACTTGCTATGTTAAACTCTTCGACAGCTGAAAGATTAAACGTACCTCCTGCCTGAGCGGTAATATCATTGTGACATGTAATATTAGTATCGCCTTCTACTTCGATGTTCGCGTCATTGCCAACAAAGATATTACAAGCACCGTTAACAGAAATGTCTGCACGACCTGCGATAGATATTTTTCCGTTGCGATCAATAATTTCATATGAAGATCCTTTTGTTCGTTTAACCATTGAGCCATTAGCATCAATTTCAATGTATGTACCAGATTTATGGTAAATGTGAAGACGTTCTGAGCCCGGTGTATCATCTACTTCAATAATGTGACCTGATTCAGTTTGAGTTACTTTATTGTAGGGATATGCGCCACGGTAAGCTGACTCGGGCTCATCCCAGGCCTCTCCCCCGGGTAACTTAGCACCTTTCATTCTGTTTTTATTTTTTTCTGTAACAATAGTGCCCCTGGCATCACCTTGTGCCAGTTTATTGGTTTCAGAAATACCAGCGTATTCTTTTGTAGGATAGTTGGCATTAGGGTCAGTAAAACCTCTATCTAATACTTCTAACTTTTCTTTATTTTCTGTTGAATTAATATCGAAACGTTTAGCTTCTTCTAAGGCAGAGGTAGCAGCGCTAGAAACAAAAATCTCGTCTGTCTTTATTAAAGCTTCTTCAGGAGGTAAAGTACTATAAAGAGTCTCAATATTATTAGTAGTTGTTTTAGGTTTTTGACCTCTACCAAATATAGAATCTGCAAACCCGCTGACTGCAGTAGTAATGGTTTTGCCGACTGCTGGCGTTATTCCCTGTACCAGACTGGCTGCTAAAGCATCAAAATTAATAATACCTAACTTGTCAGTTGGTAAAGATAGTCTTAACTGGGACTGTAATTTAGTTACGATCTTGTCTGTTGTTTGTGCAAGCAATTGCTGTTGAATAATACCATCTATATTATTACTGATAGTGATAGGGCTGTTATTACTATTAGTAATGTCAACAGGATTAATAGGCCCAATAATATTCTTAGGTATATCAGTTAACTGTTTATTAGATGCCTGGGTGACTTGCTTAACAATATCGACAGCCCCAACTTCTGCAACTCTAGAGATTACAGCTCTTAAAATTGGATTAGGAATATTAAGGTTAAGTGCAATAATCTTGTTAAAGATATTGTTCTCAAGTACCCCTTGAATTTGTTTTGTAATTAACGGATCCATTATTTAATTAAATTTAGTAATGCTTGTTTTTCGGATTGATAACGAGATTTAACACCGGCTTGAATGGACGCTGAACTTGACTTAAACAAGGTAGCAACATTATTAATTTTCCATTCACTCACTAAGGTTACAATATCTTTATCTGTCAATGTGCTCTTGTCTCTTAGCGACTCTGTAAACGCTTTTGTATTTGCAGGACCAAATTGTACTGCTCCTGACCAAATTAAGTCTTGAACTGCTGGCCCGTACTTAGTCATATCCAAGCCTTGGCGCTGTAAGTTAGCAATAGCTACATTATAATATTTCTTTTGAATATAATCGTGTTGTTCTTTTTTAAAATCATTAGCAAAAGTTGTAGCAATCTCTGTCCACTTAGCATCAAAAGAAGCCGTTCCGGGTTCAAGCCCAGCAAATTTATCTTTAAACTTTGAGGTATTTAAAAACTGAATAACTGGGGAGTTTTTAGATGACGGTCTTGCTTTACCTGTTGACATAACTGCTGGTAGGTAAGAGGCTAACTGATAGGTACCATAAGATGCGCCACCTAGGTCGCCCCCAGCGCCTCCATTATAGGCATTAATAGTACCAGGACCTTTACCCCCGGATTCATATTTTTCTGACGTTTGGCCAAGCTCCCAACCTTCAACTGTTGGGGTACCAACTTTAACTGGTTCACCTTGACCGTCGACGACCACGTTACCTGAACCGTCTTTAAGTACTCCATCGCTTGGATTAGATACTTGTGGTTTATCTTCTTGTACTGCAAAAGCTTTCTTAGCTGCCTTAGTAGCAATAGT